CAAGAGCAATTTGCTCAGAAAGGATAGAAGTCAATTCAACTTCAGCATCCAAGTTGTGGTAAGCATTCAAGTCTTGACCAAGCTCAGGAGTCCACTTAGCTTTAAGCTTCTTGGTTTGAGCGGTGATCGCGGTTGAATCAACCTTAATGTCGATCTCTGGGATCTCATCTTCGCCTTCCATTGGAAGAGCAAAACTAGTTAGTGCTCCTACAGATGTTGCAGTTGAACTGGTTGAGTCCTTAAGAGGAACAACAAGCTTTTCTTTACTGATAGCTTGGGAAACTGTCGAACTAGCAGAACCACCGTTTGAAGTAAGAACAAAACGAACAGCCTTCTTGGTTGTTGCAGCTTCAGAAGCAGAGGCCAACTGAGTCAAGCGACGAATTTGGTTTGCATCAGTAGCAAGACCAGCAAATACAGCAATGGCTTCGGTTTCATCAATCTGGAAAGCAGAAAGGTTGTCGAAGTCTGGATTTGCAGAGGTTGCACTTTCAAGCTCTTCTTCTTCGATATCAACTACAATGACAGAAGTCCCATCAGTAATTGCCAAAAGATCTGGGTCGTACTTAATAAGCTTTTTATTAGCTTCTGTTACTGCGCCATTAAGCAAAAATGCAGATTTTACTTGCATGGAACCAGCACCGTCAGCGATTGTTGTGGCATGGTTTGAACCACTTGGAGAAGCATAAGCGTAACCAACACTACCATCACGGCCTAGTCCGCTAAGTCCTTCACCTGTGCCAGAATCAACAAGGCTAACACCATCAATTATGCCAGCACCGACTTTATCAGTACCGTAAATTGAGTTAGATCCATCACTAGTTTTATTTCCAAAGCGAGGATCGATTTGAGACCCGGTAGCGCCCATGTTTGGTGAATAAACAAAGTCAAGGAAGAAAATGAGACCAGAAGGAAGACTCATAGGTTGAACACTAACCAATTCGTTAGCGATAAGTCCGGCGAATACACGACGAACAATTGGGAATGCTACAGCGGCGAAACCTTCTACATCACCAGCACCCATAGATGAACTTTCACGAAGAAGTTCTTTAGCTTGATTTTCAAGTAGACGAGCCATGTTGTGCTTTGAGCGCTCGCCATCAAGGCCTTCAAGTAAACCGGTTTGTGACCACTTGTTCAAAAGGGCTTGTCCTTCTGATTTCATGTCACGGTTCACGATGCCTTCAGTTAATTTTTGTACAATAGACATATTAAAACCTCCAATAGTGTAATGTCTTAATCATCAATCCCTGCAAGTTTTTTCATTCGATCTGCAAATGAAAGTTCCCTGCTGGGCTTGTGTTTACGCGGCATAATACCTGACAAAGTTGATTTTCTCTGAATTGACTCGCTCAGTGATTTTGGCTTAAACCTTTTGCTTGAGCCCACTGTAGCACTAAGAGTCTCTTGAAGATTCTTTGCTTCATCTGGTGTGTTTGCCTTGGCGATGGCTTCAACAATCTTTCGTTTTTGTCGCTCATTCAAGGAGGCATCGCTTAAGGTTTGGTTGCTATAAAGCAACTTAGCATTTGATAGAAGAGTCTCATTGAGAACTTTATCCATCTTTTCAATAATTTGTTTAAATTCTTGTGTTTGATTCTGGGACCTTTCGAGAGATTCATCTAATTCTTCGATTCTTTTTTCTAGAATTTCATTCTCTTCTTTATATTCAGTAGCTTCCATTCTAGCGAGTTCCATTTCTTGTTGATATCTTAATGTGCCTTGGCTTGTTTCAAACGTACCGTTCTTATGAGCACCAGCCATATCAACAACCAACTCTTCTTCTAGTACTTCATTATCAGAATCAATTTCATCGAGAATATTCATGATCTCTTGAAGAGCAAGGTCACCTGCTCCTTCTCCCTCTGGGGCTTCGGCTGGTTCATCACCCCCTAAATCGCCAAGTCCTCCTAAGAGGTCATCTTCAGCACCTTCTTCAGGGCTTTCTTCTTCAGTCCCAGAAAGTTCTAATTGTTCCAAGTCTATATCAAACATGGCAGGATCAAATTCTAATTCCATTTTCATGTCAACTGGTTGATCGGGACTAAGATCAACAGCGGCCAGTGGGGCTTGGAAACTAGGAGCAGCGGCTTCACCGCCTAATGCAGCACCTTCTTGCTCATTAAGTAAGGCTTCTTCTGTTGATTCACTGAGTTCCGACTCTGATACAAGTTGGGTTTTACTTTCCCCAGCCATAACAATGCCGACTCTTCCATTATCAGCTTCTGTGGTTACTCTAGCATGGCGTCCATTGTATTCAACCACGTCGCCCTTTCTAAATCTAGATTCGCTTTCTAACAATGAATCGACTGCTTCTTTTATTTGCGGTGCAAATTTATCAATAATCGCTTGCTCAGCATTTTTAAGAGCGGCTTCACGAAGGGCCGCAGCATCAACGATTGCTTGTTCTAACATTGAAGACATTAAACATTTCTCCCGGTAATAATATTATCAAAGATAAATAGTGTTAATTTAAAGAAAAGGAATTATGATGCCGCCATAGTAATACCAGAGTTATTAAAGTTGATTAGTTCTATCATTATTGTTGCGTTAGAAGAGGAACCGTCAGAGGTATCAATGGTTAATTGTAAGGTAAATGTCTGCGATGCACTGTTAGCGCCAGTATTAGCACTACCAGCCGCAGCAACTGTAAAGTTAGGAGTGATACCAGCAGATTGTGTTGATACAACAGATGAAAATGCTTTGTCGGCTGGGCTTCCCGAGGCGCGTGATATAACACCCTCGAAAGAAAATACTCTAGCATATGCACACCCATCAAAATTAGCAAGCCCCGTAACTCGTATGGATGCTGCATGGTTTGCATTAGGAACAGTAAATGTAATTATATCTGTTGCTGTGTTATCAGCTATGGAGGTCTTTCTTACGGTTAGTCTTGTATGAGATCCGGCGGCACCTTCCAAGTTTCCCTGTGATATTGCCCCGCCATTAGCAAGTTTATTCCTATGAAATAATAGACCGGGAAAGGTTGAGTGGCTTTCACCGGCTAAAAATGCTGTTGGATCAGCACTGCCCTGTTGCATGATTTGAAATAAATGTTCAGTATTAGAGCCAGAAATTAATAATCTAACATCGTCAAATCCGGTTCCGGTATAATTTGTTCGGAACCTTGAAGCAGAACCAGTACCAGCAACGGTAAGCAAGTTCCCGTCAAATGTTAAATTGGCCTCTGCATTCATGCTGTCTGCGTTAACAGCAGTGACTATTCTATTGTCAGAACCATTAGTCATAAAGTCAGAAACATCGACAGAAAGCTGTCCACCAGCAGCGTCTAATCCGGTGCTAGCAACAGCAGATATTAAATCTGCGATTGATTCTTTCTTTGTAGTATTAGAATCATTAGCATCAACAATTGCAATAAAGTCATCAGCCACAGCAACATCTGCTGCTGCTAATCCATTCAAATCAAGATTTATAGCGTTTGACGCATAAGCCAAGCCACCACCGGCTGCGTTTGAGTTAATCATTGACCCTTCAACTGCATTTGCTGAAATGGTAAGAGTGCCTCCTGCTGCTATAGTTGCATCACCGCTAATATTATTAAATATTTCGTCTTCTAAATTTGAAAATGTAATACGTTTTTCACTGCCTCCATCTGAATATATAAAATTATCCGCTTGAGCAACAATCGTACCCTCTGTGAGGCTGTCTATATCAATTGGCAGTACGGTTAATTGACTATTCACAACTTGAAGACCAGAGCCGGCTATTGTACCTAGAAAAACCCCAATAGTGCATTTGGCATCCCCTGAAGAATCAATGAATGGAATACTATCTGCTGTAGGGTCAGGTGTATCAGTTAGAAGACTTGCAAAACTTGTTTTTAAGCCACCTACACCTCCAACACCTGTGGGATCAACTTGTAATCCCGGATTATTATGTAGTTTTATAGCTAATCCTGAGATGCTATTAACTCCTCCGGCGTATGATAGTCCATCACCAGCAATCGAACCAGTAATCGCAACCTTATCTGATGTGAGGTGAATGGCTCCTGATACGCCAACATCCAAAACTCCGCTGTTATTGGTCAATCCATCACCAGCAATCGCATTTGAAAAATTAGAAAAAGTAGAAGTTTTTACAAGATTATCGTCTGCGTCAAAGATATATATCTTGTCATTGGCGACAGCGGGTGTGGCGGCAACTACTCCGTCTAAACGCACAGTTCCGCCTAATTCTAAATTAGTAGATGCAGAGAGAGCACCGGTGACGGCCAGCATATTCCCGCCAAAGAAATTTAAGTTAGCGGCACCGGCAATCGACCCTCCACCAGCACCAATTAAAACTTTGTTAGCCCCTTGAGTTCCATAACTATCAACAGCGGCCAACGCTGCAATACCTCCGGCGGTCGTTCTCTTTACGGTGTCACTATCGTCTGCATCGAAAATTAATATTTTGTCAGAACTGTTTAAAGAACCAACGGCAGATACACCAGAATCTAATTTTAGACCGGTTGAATCAGTTATACCACCCCCTGATGCTAATTCTATTTTGCCACCATCAATTGTGTCTCCAGACCAAACTCCATAAATATTTGCCCACTTTTTTGATGCAGACCCTAGATTTCTAGTATTGTTTGCATCAGGCTCTATATTTCCAGCAACTGCAAGAACAGATCCATCAAAAGTCAAATTAGACTCAACAGTTGCTTCATCTGAGTCCTTAAATGTTAAAACGCCGTTTGCCGTACTACCATCAAATGAAATACCTGCTCCTGCTCCCAGTAACACACCATCGGCGTAGAAAGCAGATGCAGAAATGTTCACTGATGCGCTTACATCACCAGCTACGCAAATAGCATGATCGTTAGCGTGTGTTTTAACGCTCAATGAAGTAACCACATGGGCGGTTGAACCTGTTAAGACATGAAAATCTTTACTACCAGATATCACTTGATTTTCATGTGTATCAACAATATCTTCAATTGTTCCTTGAGTTGAGCCTTGAAAATTAACTTTTTTGTTAAGAATATTATATGACATTTATAAACCTCTGATTTGACAGTATAAATAGACTAAAATATATGTTATGTTACTGTTCGGTTAATTTAAGTGTTACAACAGCATCCTTGAGATCGCCTGTCGATTTTTCTACTTTTATTTGAATAAGGTCCCCTTCCTGTATGGATACGTTAGTATTGAAAGTGCCTGTGTTGACATCACCGTTGGTCGTCCCCAAGTTATTAACAGTTTGTACAAAGCTATCAGCAGCCACCGCGATAGCAGTTGCAGAATTAAAATTTGATTGGTTCTTGTAAATAAAAACTGTAACAGTGCCGTCGTTTGATGTAGAAAAGTTATTTGCCTTCACTGAAAGGATGACTTTATTAACTTGGCCGTTGAAGGGTGCTATGAACCAACTTTTTATATTTTCTGGGGCGTTACCGCCAATTGAAACAACATTATGAAAATTAACCGGCTTTGCTGTGGTGTCAATTTCAACATGACCTTGGAAAAATTGGCTGCCACCTCCACCGCCTCCGCCTGACTGATTTGCCCATGTTAACTGTCCAGATCCGTTTGTTTGCAATACTTGATTAACATTACCATCAGAGATTGGAAACGTAAAGGCTTCGTTAAAAGTGATAGATCCGTCAGAGCCCGATATTTTTAAGCGCAACGACCCACTTGTCTCAAAACCAATGTAGTCTTCTCCAAAATCAATTTGTGTATCTCTCTGGGTATCGTCTTGTGCTTTTAAGTCGCCTATTACTTGCGCGCCTTTTGAATATTTAAATGACATGCTTTATCTCCGAAATAAATAGCCATAAAAATAAAAAAGGGCTGGTGCCCGAAGACACCAACCACAATGTTTGCACATCTAATTTTATATTAGAATACTCTAAATGTATCCGCAGCAACGTATACCAATTCAACAGCAGCGAATGGTGATTCAAGAACGATTGAGGTAGCACCATCAATAGTTTGTGAACCTGCTTTGTTGATTGTCAACGTATTAGTAGAACTACAGTCACCACCAGCTTTGACCTTAATGGACTGTCCAACAGACAAGCCAGCAGACGCTGGTAATGATACAGACTCAGCACCACCGTGATTAGCAAAGT